TCAGGAGGCATTTGCTAAAGGCATTCAACGTATGCGTAAGATTGAATACCTTCTCTATGCTGCGCTAATTTCTATTTTTCTTGGACCTAGTTTCATTGTAGATATTGTTAAGAGTCATTTTTTAAAATGAAATTACTCAAAGATATCCTGACCGAAGACGACAACCAAACCTATTGCGCTGCAAGGGTTTGTGGGATTATTGCTTTGTTTGGATTTCTAGGAATAGCTTTTGTGCATGTTTACCATGGTAAGGATATTGACTTTTCTGCTTTGGGAATGGGCTTCGGGACAATCTTAGGGGGTTCAGGAGCTATGATTGGTGCAAAACAATTTACCTCTAAGGACGCTTAATGTTTCCTCTATCTATAGGTACGTATGTCAAAATCGGGATTGCTTTTATTGTTGTTACTGGTAGCTGGTATAACGGTTACAGGTTTGAATCTTCAAGATTTGAAGCGTATAAGTTGGAGCAAGAAAGAGCAATCAGAGAATCAGAAGACAAACACCAAGCAGCCACCGATGCAATAAGGAAAGAAAAAGATGACCAAATTAACGCTATCAATAATCAGCTTGCTGATGCTCTTATCCAGCTGCGCAGCAGACCCAGTCGTAGTAGCACCGCCAACAATGGACAAAGTGGAACTGGGGCAACCCTTTTTGCCGAGGATGCAGACTTTCTTATCGGGGAAGCTGCCAGAGCAGACAAGCTCCGTACAGCGCTAGATGCTTGCTATAAACAATATGATTCTCTGAGCAAATGATAGACAACTTTGATGCCTCCCTAGACCTAGTTCTTAAGAACGAAGGTGGTTATGTGGATAATCCAGAAGACCCAGGCGGAGTAACTAACCTAGGGGTTACTGCTACTACTTGGGCTAATTGGACTAGGCACATGGTAACTGAGAAGATTATGCGCTCCCTAACTAAGGAAGATGTAGAGCCTTTATACAAAAAGAAGTATTGGGACGTGTGTGAATGTGATGACGTACCGAAGGGGATTGATTACCTCCTATTTGACTTTGCAGTGAATGCTGGTCCTGGTAGGTCAATAAAATTGATGCAAAAAGCGTTAGGATTACCAGAAGACGGCATAATGGGACCACAAACAATTCAAAGTATTGAAGTTTCTGATAAAAATGACGTTATTTCTCGCTTTTCTCAGGTTAAAATTCAGTATTATGAGTCTTTACCTACTTTTGATACCTTCGGTAAAGGGTGGGTGAATAGAGTTAATGAAGCTAGAGGCAATGCTAGCGCTATGATTACAGGATAAGCTATGAGTGCAGTGGCTACAGGAACACCAGCAGCGGTCATGACCTATGACAGCTTAACGCTGGACATTACTCAATATCTTGAACGTGCTGACCCCGCAGTAGTTGAGCAAATTCCCCAGTTTATCATGCTGGCTGAGTTTGAAATTGCTCAGCAGCTTAAGACCCTAGGACAATTAAATGTAGTTCAAGCCGTCATGCAACCTAGCAACCCTGTGATTGCTAAACCTGCAAGATGGCGTGAAACTGTGTCTATGAGCGTGGCTGTTAACGGAGCTTATCAACCTGTTTATCTACGTAAGTATGAATACTTAAAGAATTACGCTCCTAGTGTTACCACTACTAGCACTCCTCTTTATTATGCAGATTATGATTATGATAACTGGCTCGTAGCACCTACACCAGATATCGCTTACCCTTTTGAGGTTTTGTATTATGAGCGCCTTGCTCCTTTATCTTCGGACAATCAGACGAATTGGCTTACTCAATATGCGCCTAATGCGCTATTATATGGCTCATTACTCCAGGCAATGCCGTTCTTAAAGAACGATGCACGTCAGATTTTCCAACAAAAATATACCGAGACTATGCAAGTTCTGAAGCAAGAAGACTTGTTACGTCTTGCTGATAGACAAGCTGTTGCTAATAAGGGCTAATTATGACCTACAATGTTTCTTACGTCAATCCGTTTACTGGTCAGACTGTTAGTCCTTCTCAAGTAGGCTATGTAAGTCTGACTATTAGTTCTAACACTCAACTTGAATGGCCAATCAACGGTAATGATACTGCTGACGTAGCTGCTAATATTGTTGCAGTAGATGCAACTGCAACTGGATTACAGGTTGCAATGCCTCCTGCGACTCAAGTGTCAACTGGTCAAGCTGTTATCTTCCGTAACATTGGCTCTAATGCTTTTACAGTAACTGATTACAGCGGTGATACGCTCATTACTATTCAATCAGGTATTAGCATTTACCTTTACGTTACTGATAACACTACTGTTCAAGGAGTTTGGGCTAACGTCACTTTTGGAGCTGGTACATCTTCCGCTGATGCTGCTACTCTAGCTGGTTACGGCTTAATCCCTATTAACCAGACTTTGAATCAGGCTTATCCTTGGACTGCGTATTTTGAAAGTACAACCTTAGACTCCACATTCCGTTCATCTTTTGCAGTGTGGGAAGGTGGAGTAGGTACATTTACACTACCTTCATCTTCAGTCGTAGGTAATGACTGGTTCGTGATGATTCGCAATAACGGAACTGGTATCCTGAATATTGCGCTCACTGGTTCAGACACGATTGACGGTAACGTCAGTACGCAGTTACAAGTTACTGAATCATTCGTAGTAGTTTCTAACGGAGTTAACGGATATAACACCTTCGGTTACGGTCAAGCTACTGAGTTCGCTTTCACTATTTTGAGTCTTGTAGTTACTGGAGGTACTACCACCCTAACTCCAGCGCAAGCCTCTAATATTATTCAAGAGTATTCTGGAGTTCTAACCGCAGACCAAATCGTTATATTACCTTCTACGGTGCAGTTGTACTCAATTAATAACCAGACTACTGGTCCGTATACCCTAACCTTTAAGACTATTGCCTCAGGTGGACAAACAGTTGCTGTTGCACAAGGTCAAACCTTAATCGTTATTTGCGACGGAACTAACGTATACAATGCTTCTTCTGGTACTGCTAGTTCATTCACTTCTATCACTTTAGGTAATGGTAGTGCTGCTGCGCCTTCGCTTGCTTTTTCTTCATCTACTACAACTGGTTTATACTCTCCAGCGACTAACCAGATAGGTATTGCTATTGACGGAGTTAACGAAGGGGTATGGTCTAGTACGGGACTTAGTATAGTGGGTTCAGTTACTGCATCAGGCGGTGTTGCAGGTGGTGCATTCTAATGACTGAAAAGGTCTATTCCCTAGCTATCACTGCTGGTATTCAGCGGGACGGTACTCAATTTGACTCTCCACGGTACGTAGACGGTCAATGGTGTCGCTTTCAACGTGGTAGACCTAGGAAAATGGGCGGTTACAACGCTATCTTTTTGAATGCTCCAGGTATTGCAAGGGGTATGATTCAGCAATCCCGTAACGGTGAGAACTATGTCTACGCTGGATTCTCTGATTCCCTGCAGTACTGGCAAACAGATATTGATGACGGTATTGGCTCAGGTCCATATAACATTCCTTTTGTTGGTTCTATTACTGGCTTAGGTATCATTAGTGGTGGTAGCGGATACACTAACGGAACATATTCCAATGTAGCATTGACTGGTGGTTCAGGCACTGGCGCTACTGCTTCTTTTGTAGTTGCGGGTAATGAAGTTACCTCGGTCACTTTAGACTTTGGCGGTTTAAGTTATTCCACTGCTGACGTATTGACTGCTACAATCACTGGTGGTAGTGGTTTAAAGCTGTCAGTCGCTACTGTTGATAGCTTTATACCTAATGACAATAACCTTTGGCAGTTCGACATTAGTTATGACTCATCTGGTAGTAGTGCATTAACTATTGTTGCTCATCCAGGTCAAAACCTAGAGAACATTGACAACTCAGTACCTACTCCAGTACTACAAGGTTCATTCCCTGGTGGTGCAATGAGTAAGGTAGGGGTATTTACAGCTACGGGTACAGCTTCGACTAACACAATCACTATAGCGTCTGAGAATTACCTGATTGGCGTAGGTCAAGTAGTTACTACAAACGTAGCTGGAGCAATACCCGCTGGTACTACGGTTACTGCTGTGACGGTAGTGTCTACTCCTTCCCCTGAGACTACCGTAACCCTTTCAAACGCTGTCACTGGTTCACCTACGTTATTTCAATTTGACAATGACGTAAGTGTATCAGGTGGTCTTTGCATGCTATACCCTTACCTGTTTGTTTACGGTTCAGCTGGCTTAATCCGTAACTCTTCTGCAGGAGACTTCAGTAACTGGGTCGCTGCAGACGCTAACGCAAATAACGTAGCTTCTACAAAGATTGTTAAAGGTTTGCCAGTCCGTGGCGGTACAACAGCGCCAGCTGGCTTATTTTGGTCCTTAGATTCCCTAGTTAGGGTACTTTACAGTCCTACTACGATTGGTAGCGGTACAACTAGCTCTACAATCTACTGGACGTACGATATTCTCAGTACTCAGACTTCGATACTTTCATCCCAGTCAGTCATTGAGTACGACGGTATTTATTATTGGACTGCAGTTGATAGATTCTTGATGTATAACGGTGTGGTTCAAGAGCTACCTAACACAACTAATATTAACTACTTTTTTGACAATGTTAACTACGACAATCGTGAAAAAGTATGGATTGGTAAAATCCCACGCTGGGGGGAAGTATGGTGGTTTTACCCAGCTGGAGACTCTGAAGAATGCGTAAATGCAGTCATTTATAACATCCGTGAGCAAACATGGTACGACGCTGGTTTTGCCCCTGGATGTGCTCGTAGTTCAGGTACATTCTCAGAGGTGTTTAGATTCCCAATTTGGTCTAGTAACAATGTTGCTGACACTGGTACGTATAACCTATGGCAACATGAATACTTGACTGATGAAATCTTCTTGACTAATGTGAATGCTATTTACTCATCTTTTGAGACAAACAGTCTAGGATGGGTTTCAGGCGGTCCAGGTTCACGTCAAATAGAAGGCTTAAACAGGTGGATTCGCCTAGAACGTGTTGAGCCTAACTTTAATCAATCTGGGGAAATGAATCTCTACGTAACTGGTAAATCTTACGCAGATGATGAAACTGAATATAGCGACCCTTACGTCTTTTTACCTAGCACAGGTAAGATTGATATGCGTGAGCAAAGACGTGAAATGAGGCTAAAATTCGAAAGCAATACCGCTGGTGGTAATTATGAACTCGGTAATATCATTCTGAGTGCAGACATTGGTGATGAACGTGGAACAGGTAACCCATAATGGCTGTAGTTTACGACCCTAGAGGACATACTTGGGATACTTGGTGTCCTTTGATTGCTGAGTTATTCGGGCAATATAAGTTAGGAGTAATGCCCGAGGAAATGTGGAAGTCTTGGGTATCTGCCATGATTGGCGTGGGTAATTTTGCATCTTCTGGTGTACCAGATCCAAGGGGATTTGATGACTGGAAAGATTGGGCAGAAAAATTTGTTGGAGCTATGACGGTATGAAGGCATCTGAAATCATTAAAGCTGACGCTGTAAAAAGAGGGCTTAATCCTTCTCAAATCATGGTGTCTATCCAGTACATCTTGATGCATAAGTTAGGCTTCCTGCTCAAAAAAGACAATACCGTTTTATTGCTGGGTAAGATTGCTGACCATGTTTACGAGGCTCATTTATTTACCGAAGACAGCTCTTTAACTTTGTCTAAGGCATTAGTTCGTATTTATAATGACATCAAGAAATTGCAAGTGCAAAGAATTTATGGTAAGGCTGACAATGAGCAAATCATCAATCTTATGCGTCAATTAGCAGTAAAAGAAAACACACAAGTATTACCATCAGATAGACCTGATTACAACTGGATGATTAACGTATGAGATACACTCTAGAATCATACCTGCCGATTAATGCATTTAGCCCAGTAGCTAGGTCTCCTTTTGCTCACGGAATGACGCTTGAAGGCGGTGGCGGAGGAATTATGGCAGCGGTTGCTGCTGTGGCTACTGTAGCTGCTGCTGTAGTAACTGACGGTGCATCTCTTGCAGCTGAAGGAGCTATAGATGGCGCAGCTGCAGCAACCGATACTGCTGTAGCTGCTGATACGGCTGCAACTGCAGCTGATGCCACTGCCGTTGGTTCGGATGCTGCTGCCGCTGGTGCAGATGCCGCTGCTACGGGTACTGCTGC